AGACCAAGCAAATGTTAACTGCGTAGTAGTTAAGCTAAAGAAGGGTATTTCTAAAAAGGAAAGAGAGTTAATGAAAAACGGTAAGCTAGAGTCTAAGAGTGTTAAACTAGTAGACTGTAGTGGATTATGGGCAGGTTCTTCTAGAGATGTACCAAGACACAACATCACAAGGGCAGAGGATGAGGAGGGAAACAACCTCCTTCCTTATAACTGGGAGAGCTTTGGTTCTAACGACTTTTTTGGGCAAGCAATTACACATTGGACACCAATAGAGCCTTTAAATAAGTAAAGTTAAACTATTGTTAATTAATAGGCACAGAGATGGTGATTTACTATCTTTGCAAAAACGAGATATATGAACTTTAGAACACCACAGAAGGACACAAGGGATAGGATTGACATGAGGTCACCCCGAAGGAAAAGATTCGAGAAGATACTGGCACACACTATCATCTTTGGCGTAGTAGCTGCATCGATAGTTGCCACGTTATACTCGGTCTACGCCTACTACAAACTTTAATATAATACTAAATTTAAAACTATGAGAGAAGCTATTGATTTTTACGGGTATATATTTTATTCGTACATTTGCAAACCCCAAAAATTATGAAGAGGTTAAAGGAATGGTTCGAGGAGGTGTGCCCTGATAAGGTATTCACCTCTAAGACCTGCGACTTCGTAATCCAAAGGGGTTTCAAGATAACGCACTATTTTGCAGACAACTCATACACAATTTTGGACACTAGGTTCAATGATTTCTACAACAGTGTATCCAAACACGACATGGACTTGTTTAAGGCTTATGGATTCGTGAAGGGCACTAACATGATTATGTACGGTAGGAACTTGATACGTGTCGAGAGTTACATGAGGGAGATAGAGACGCTATACATTAAGAAGGCTAAGTACCAGAAGTTGCTACCCAAAAACGAGCGATTCTATACGAAGCGGATAAAGAATTGTAGCGAGAATATACACAGACTGCATGACATGATGCAGTTCTATCAGGCACAGGTAGAACAGTTCGAGAGTAAACACATTACACATTTATTTTAATTTAAACTTAATTCAATTTTATTATGAGCAGAACACAAAGAAGAGGTGGAAACACTTCACCGATTAAACGTTATTTAGATTTCAGAGGCAGCACGGGTACATTTACCTACTACGACAAGGATAAGAGAGAACGAATAGAGCTAGAGCAGTTAGAGCTTATAGTCCTAGACGTTAGAGCATCTGTATCAGGATTCGATTCAGATACTAGTGCACAGATTACATCTAACCTAGTCGCTGAGACTGGCAAGGACATCCTAAAGGTTGTGTCTTGGAAGGACAAGAAGGTTACTAATATTGCTGAGGGGCTCTACAAGAACATTAAGGACACTGTGAAGGCAGCGGGTGGTAAGTTTACTACCAACGTTATCTGTCTGTGTGACGTCACTGGAGAGGGTGAGGAGATATGTAACGTACAGTTCCAAGGGTCATCACTTAACGGATGGATTAACTTCATCGAGGAGATTGGTGAGGGTGCTGAGTACGACAGTGTAATCAAGGTAAAGCGTGGGGCTTTGTCTAAACTAGTCAAGGGTAAGTTTATACCAGTGACTGAGAAGGAGGAGAAGGATTTGGACGCCAAGCTTAAGAAGAACCCTAGAGCTCCTAGACCTATTTGGTTCTATGTGATAGACTTCAAAACGCTACCGCTTACTGAGGATGATATTGAGATGGCTACTGAGCAGGACATCAAGGTGCAGAAGTACTTTGATGGCTTCACCGACAAGAAGAAGGTCGAGGCTACGGATGATAGTGAAGAGCAGGAGGGCTATGAGCAGACTGCTCCAGAGGATGACGAGGAGGACGATAAGGACGCACTACCCTTTTAAATAGCTATGGCAGTTAGGGTAACCACCTTATGGAGCGACAACAAGTTCCTTCATATGGATAACAACTCAAAGCTGCTATACATCTACCTAGTTACTAGCCCCAACTTAATGACTGTTGGGGTTATTAACGTAAACCTAGAGCTTGTGAAGTTACAACTGAGCTTAAGTTTAGTAGACATAAGGAACGCCACCACAGAACTAGTGAGCACTGGTTACGTAAGGGTTAAGAAGATTAAGGAGCAGCTATACTTTATAGTACCTCAACACTTCGACACCATACCCAACAGTGACACTACTGTGCTGAAGGCTACCAAGGAGTTATCCTTGCTACCTGAGGCTCTGGTGAGGTTTCTTAGCTCTATAGGTATAAAGACTAGTAGGAAGGTTGTTACGTTTAATGAACCGTCTCCTAAGGAGATTATGGACTACTCCCTCTCAAGGGGCTACAAGGTGGACGCAGATGCGTTTATAGACTTCTACAGGGGTAAGGCTAAGGCTTACGGGAAAGAAGGCTTGTGGCTTGACGGCAGAGGGAGATTAGTAAAGGATTGGAGAGCTAAGTTGAGGGTGGTCTGGTTTAAGGATGAGAATAAGCTTAAGACTGTAGATGGAGCACCAAAAGGCTTCGAGTCCTTTTACATTGATTTTGAGGGTAAGCAAGTATTTCCAGAGAGTTGGAAGAATGGCTTGCCTCACTCTAAGAATATTGCAGTAGATAAACAGTTAAAGAAAGACTATGACAAACGGAAAAGAGATAGCTAAACAGTACATGTCCTACGGACTAAACCCACTGCCTATACCTATCAACGAGAAGAGACCTCTCAACGAGAACCACAACACTGTGAAGATTACAGAGCAGGACATTGAGAGATACCCCTACGACGCTATCGGTGTCTCTACGGGTATCATCTCTCAGGGTCTTGAGGCTATTGACTTCGACCTAAAGAACGCTGCAGACCCTAAGCTTGTTATGAAGATATTCAAGTCTAAGATACCTGCAGACCTTTTAAAGAGGTTGGTGGTACAGAGCACTGTATCTGGTGGGTATCATATGATATATAGGTGTGAGGATGTGTCGTCATCTAAGAAGTTAGCTAAGAACCCAGAGGGTCTGGCTATCATAGAGACTAGGGGCGAGGGTGGTCTTATTAAGTGCTACCCATCAGAGGGATACAAGCTACTACAAGGCTCTTTCGAGAACATACCAATCATAAAGCCAGAGGAGAGGCTATCACTGTTTGTGTCAGCTAAGATGCTGAACCAGACTATAGTCAAGGACGCCTCTAAGCGTATGAGGTCTGAGGATAGGAAGAAGTTTGATAAGTTCCCTGAGTATAACAACGACCCTGCTATTGGTATAGAGATACTGGAGAAGCATGGTTGGACTGTGTGGAACGAGGACAGTGACTGGATTAACCTAACAAGACCTAACAAGACTGAGGGTATCTCAGCAGGTTATCACAAGGAGGGTAAGTTCATATATGTGTTCACATCATCACAGGACACATTTGATGAGGAGAAGCCTTACAACAACCACGCTATATTTGCTGAGCTTGAGTGTGACGGTAGGTATGACATGGCTTACGCTAAGTTGTATGAGCTAGGCTACGGGTTAGAGGACGCTAAAGAGCCTAAGAAGCTTAAGGTTGAGGAGGATGCTGAGGATTGGGACGAGCAGTTAGATACACTATCATTCCTTTCCGACCACATCGAAGAGAACTCCTACCTAGACCAAGCCAGAAAAGGGGAGGTTAGCTTAGGTCTATCCACTGGGTTTAGGGATGTTGATGAGTACTTTAGGATTAAGCCTAACTCACTTAATATAGGGCTAGGTTACGACGGTGTTGGTAAGTCTGTATTCATGCTTACAATGGCTGCAGCGACACACGTACTGCACGATTGGAAGTGGGGGATGGTAATGCCAGAGAATAGGACTGCTATGTCACGTAGGCGTCTTATAGAGACTCTTTCGGGTAAGTCTATAGGGTCGTTCAAGGACAGTCCTTTACTTTTTGATAAGTACAAGCAGGACTCTAGGGCAGCGTTTCACATCATATCCAACAAGAAGCACTACTCCATCAGGGACGTGATAGAGATGGGTAAGAGGTTGTACGAGGTTGAGGGTATAGACGCCCTACTTATAGACCCCTACAACTTCTTCAAGGTTGATGGTAACTCCTACAGTCACAACAATGAGATACTCTCAGAGCTGAGGGTCTTTGCTGAGGAGTACTGTGCGGTGTATATCATGGCTCACCCATCATCAAGCTCACCTAGGACTAACATAGACGAGTATGGCTATCTAATGCCACCGTCTAAGTACTCCATACAAGGTGGGGCTGACTTCCCTTACAGGGTGGATGACTTCTTTGTGGTGCACAGGGTTGTTAACCACACAGACAATGAGGTTAAGAGAACTATGCAGTTTATAGTAGAGAAGGTCAAGGAGACTGAGACTGGAGGTAAGAGGCATGACAAGGATGACTACACGTCACTTATATTCGAGACCCGTGATGGGTTTCTAGGTTACTGGGATACTAACGGGGATAATCCAATGTACGCAGCTATTAAATCTAGGAGAGGCATCAGGGCTCAGATGAACACAGCTACGCCAGAGGAGGCGTTTGGAGAGGTAGAGGAGGTTGATTATGAGACACCGTTCTAACTTTAACATAATTTAACAATGGGCACACCTATTAATTTGTAAATTTGCAAACTATGAAACCAAAGTATTATAAGAGCAAGTCCAAGTTCGATGTTATAGATATAGCTAAGGAGTATGACCTCAACTTTAATAGAGGCAACATCCTAAAGTATATCTGCAGGGCAGGGAAGAAGGACAATGAGATTGAGGACTTAACAAAGGCTCAGGAGTATTTAGAGAGGGAGTTAATATATTTAAAAACAGGTATAGTAAATGAGTAAGAAAACAGTAGAGAGACCAGTTAAGTGGGGAGAGATTGGAAACATAGTGTATTCCAGAACCTACTCAAGAGAGAAGTCAGACGGAAATAAGGAGAACTTTTCAGAGACCGTAGAGCGTGAGCTTTATGGCATAGATAAGCAGCTTAACCTAAAGCTTAATGATAGTGAGGTGGATTTCTACCGTGACATGAGGCACAATATGAAGGGCTCTGTTGCAGGTAGGTTTATGTGGCAGTTAGGTACAAAGACAGTAGACCAGTTAGGGTTACCGTCACTACAGAACTGTGCATTCGTAGTTATTGATGAGCCTATCAGTCCATTTACGTGGGCTATGGATATGCTTATGCTAGGTTCTGGTGTAGGGTTCTCTATAAAGAGGGAGCACGTATACAAGCTACCTAAGCTACAGAGAAAGAAGGTTAAGATTAAGAAGATGGATGACAAGCAGGCTGACTACATAGTGCCAGACACTAGAGAGGGTTGGGTAAAGCTGCTAGGTAAGGTCTTGAAGTCTTACTTCTACTCAGGTAAGGGGTTTACTTATAGCACCCAATTAATTAGGGGCTACGGTGAGCCTATTAAAGGCTTTGGTGGTGTAGCGTCAGGGGCTGCCATACTGGTAGAGGGTCTGAATGATATAATAGGTATACTAGACGGCAGGAGAGGTAAGCAGTTAAGACCTATCGACTGCCTAGACATCATGAACATTATAGGTAGCATTGTTGTAGCAGGTAACATAAGACGTTCAGCACAGATTGCTATCGGTGACTATGATGACCTAGAGTACTTGAAGGCTAAGCGATGGGACTTAGGTTCTGTACCTAACTGGAGGGCTATGTCTAACAACTCAGTTGACTGTCCAGATGCTAAGCTACTGACTCAGGAGTTCTGGGACACTTACGAGCAAGGAGAGCCTTACGGTTTAGTTAACATCGCCTTATCTAAGAAGATGGGTAGGCTTGGTGAGACTGAGTATCCAGACCCAGAGGTTGAGGGATATAACCCATGTGCAGAACAGGGTTTAGCAGACAGGGAGACCTGCTGCCTAGCTGAGGTTTACTTACCTAATATAGACTCTTACGAGGAGCTTAAGAAGGTGGTAATAATGTTGTACAGAGTTGCTAAACATTCGTTAGCACTTAAGTGTCACCAGAAGACTACAGAGGAGATAGTCCACAAGAATATGAGGATGGGTATAGGTATCACAGGAGTGATGATGTGCACTAAGGAGCAGTTAAGTTGGTTAAGTGACTGCTACACATACCTGAGAGCCTATGACAAGGAGTACTCTAAGGCTATGGGCTTTCCAGAGTCTATTAAGCTTACAACAGTTAAGCCAAGTGGTACACTATCATTATTAGCAGGTGTCACAGCAGGTGTTCACCCAGCTACAGCAGGTAGGTACTACATCAGGAGGGTTAGAATGGCATCAGAGTCACCGCTTATAGATGTGTGTAAGTCGCACGGATATCACGTAGAGTTTCAAGAGAACTTTGATGGCAGCTTAGACAAGAAGATATGTGTTGTAGAGTTTCCTTGCAGCTACCCAGAAGGTGTGCCTTCAGCTAATGACATAACAGTGTTCGAGCAGCTTGAGACTGTTAAGTTTATGCAGGAGAACTGGTCGGATAACTCAGTATCTGTTACAGCATACTATACTAGGGAGGAGCTACCAGAGATTAAGGCTTACCTAGAGGAGAACTTCAAGGATAACTTTAAGTCACTTAGCTTCCTACTAAAGATGGGAGCGTCAGGCTTTAAGCAGATTCCTTACGAGGATATTAGTAAAGAACAGTTTGAATACCTATCTAGCTTAACTAAGCCTATCGTCTCGGTAGAGATTAACGAGGACGACTTGGAAGACCTTGGAGCTTGCGGATTAGGTGGATGCCCAATTAAATAACTTTAACTTAAACTTAAGAACATGAAAGACAGTAAAGAGATTACAGTAGTAGACCCAGAGGTTGTAACACCAAAGCCTACATCAGGTCAGATACCTAAGAACATCCCCTACACTAAGATTTTTAATAGTGAGGGGGACTTGGTTAACCCTATAACAAAGGCTAACCCGTACCTAAACAACTTCATGAACCGAAAGGACAGGAGGTCTATGTTTAAAAGATTTAGAGCGTTGAACCTTAATAGAGCTAGAATATAATGAGCAAGGATATAAACTTCTCGCAGGAGGCTCGGAAAGGTCTTATGCGGGGCATAAATGTAGTAGCAGACTCAGTGGCTTGTACTATGGGAGCTATGGGTAGAAATGTAGTTATAGAGAAGCCTGCACCTGCACTTCCTCACGTAACTAAGGATGGTTACTCTGTAGCCAAGGAGGTGTGGTTGGATGACCGCCTAGCTAATATGGGAGCTCAGATGATTAAAGGGGTCTCAGCTAAGACTGTTAAGGACACTGGAGATGGTACAACAACCGCTACAGTGCTAGCACAGAAGATGATTGCAGAAGGCATGGCGTACCTAGACAAGGGCTCTAACCCAGTTGACTTAAAGAGGGGCATAGACGAAGCTGTAGCCTTAGTGGTTAAGGAGCTAGCGTTGATGTCTAAACCTGTTAACGGTACAGAGCAGACCAGACAGGTCGCTACTATATCAGCCAATGGAGATGCTGAGATAGGTAACATAGTTGAGGACGCTATCAGCAAGGTAACCAAGGAGGGTACTATTACTGTTGAGGAGTCTAAGAGTGTTGACACCTATGTAGATGTGGTTGAGGGGTTGAAGTTCTCTAGAGGGTTCACCTCATCAGGCTTCATCAACAACGAGGCTAAGAGTACTGTAGAGTTAGATGACCCTTTGATACTACTAACTACAGCTAAGATAGAGGCTGTTACTGACATCATAAAGGTACTGGAGTGTATCCCTGAGAGTAAGCCTATATTTATAATAGCAGGTGACCTATCAGGTGAGTCTGTAGCTACACTGGTAATCAATAAGATTAGAGGTGGATGGAAGGTTGCAGCTATCAAAGCACCGTTCCTAGGAGAGAAGAGGAACTATACTATGGAAGACCTAGCGATTATCACTGGTGGTACTGTAGTGTCTGAGGCAGCAGGGCTTACCTTTGAAGAGTTTACCTTTGATATGTTCGGAGGCTGTGATAGGGTTGTTGTAGATAAGGATGACACTATCATTATTGGTGGTCACGGAGGTGCTGCAGACATAGAGGAGCTTAAGGCTAACCTAAGGTCTAACATTGAGACCTCAAACAGTCCATACGAGATAGAGGAGATTAAGCAGAGGTTGGCTTTAATATCAGGTGGTGTAGCGGTACTGTATGTAGGTGCTAACTCTGAGATTGAGATGAAGGAGAAGAAGGACAGGATTGATGACGCACTGGGAGCTACTAGAGCAGCCTTAGAGGAAGGAATTGTCTCTGGAGGTGGTATAGCATTATTAAATGTTATAGGGGCTTTAGGGTCACTAGAGTCACTTACTGTGGATATTAAAAATGGTTACCAGATAGTAATAGACGCCTTACTTAAACCCTTAACAGTAATCCTACAGAATGCAGGTCTAGATGTTGATGACATCTTAGATGGTATTGGTAAGCTAGATAAAGGCTACGGGTATGATGTTAAGAAGGGTGAGTATTGTGATATGATTCATGCGGGTATAATTGACCCTACAAAGGTTACTAGAGTGGCGTTAGAGAACGCTGCGTCAGTAGCCTCACTGGTACTGATGACTGAGTGTACTATAGTTGCACTAGATAAGTAGTTATAATTAAATTTAATAGAATGGATAAAGATAAAAAGATTTGCGTGTTCGATATTGAAGGTGATAGCCTCAGTCCAACTAAAATCTGGGTTATGTCTGCAGCCATATTCTCTAAGGGTGGGTGGAGATTAAAGTCCACCACCGACTACGACGAGATGAGAGCGTTCTTCCTTGGCTGTGATACTTTAATAGGTCACAACATCATGCTATGGGATATACCACACATTGAAAGGATTCTAGACATCAAGATAAAGGCTAAGGTTATTGACACCTTAGCTCTGTATTGGTACTTAGAGCCCTATAGAAATAGACACGGTCTAGCCGAGTACGGTGAAGACTTTGGTATACCTAAGCCTAAGATTGATAACTGGGAGGACTTAAGCGTCGAGGAATACACACATAGGTGTGAGGAGGATGTCAAGATAAACTGTAAGCTTATAGATAAGCAGTGGAGGAACTTGAACAACCTGTATGATGGGAATAAAGATGACATCAACAGGCTAGTAAAGTATCTAATGTTTAAGATGGAGTGTGCTAGAGCAGCGGAGGTAAGTGGGTGGAAGCTTGATGTAGAGAGGTGTGAGTCTGTTATACAGAGGCTAGAGGCAGAGAAGGCTGAGAAAGAGCTACAGCTTAAGGCAGTGATGCCGTGGGTTGACAAGGTTAGTAAGATGAAGAAGCCTGTAGTGTTCTATAAGAAGAACGGAGACCTATCAGTAGCGGCTATGAAGTGGCTAGAGCTACTGGAAGCTAAAGGACTGCCTGAGACACATGAGGAGACTGTAGAATACGTCACGGGTTCTAAAGAGCCTAACCCTAATGCGACTCAGCAGATTAAGAAGTGGCTATTCTCTCTAGGTTGGAAGCCTGAGACCTTTACCTTTAGTAGACAGACCGATGGCTCTACCAAGAAGACAGAGCAGGTTCGTAAGGAGATAAAAGGCGAGAAGGTGCTGTGTGAGTCTGTTAAGAGGCTATACACCAAAGAACCTCAGCTAGTAGTCCTTGAAGGTCTATCTGTTCTAACACATAGGATACCAGTACTAAAGACGTTCCTAAAGAATGTTGATGATAGTGGGTATATCAAGGCTGAGATTCAAGGTATAACTAACACACTAAGGTTCAAGCATAAGGTGGTAGTAAACCTACCATCAGTAGGCAAACCCTATGGTGAGGAGGTTAGAGGTTGCCTAATAGCTCCAGAGGGTTATGAACTATGTGGCTCTGATATGTCATCCTTAGAGGACAGGACTAAGCAGCACTACATGTGGAACTATGACCCTGAGTATGTTAAGGAGATGCAGACACCAGACTTTGACCCACACCTAGACTTAGCTGTTGTAGCAGGGTTCTTGACAGAGGAGCAGGCTCAAGCCCATAAGGAGGGTACTGAGAAGTTCGGAGCTGAGAGGGCTAAGGCTAAGACAGCTAACTATGCCTGTGTATATGGAGCAGGTGGTGCAACAGTAGCTAGGGGAGCAGGTATGACTAAACAAGAGGGTATCAATCTGGTCGAGAAGTACTGGGAGCGTAACTGGTCTGTTAAGAAGATTGCAGAGGCTCAGAAGACTAAGAGGTGTCTAGACAGCATGTGGCTGTTCAACCCAGTTAGTAAGCTCTGGTACTCGCTTAGGACTGACAAGGACAGGTTCTCAACACTGAACCAAGGTACTGGAGTCTTCTGCTTCGATATGTGGATTTACAACTTCATGAGCAATAGGGCACAGATTACTGGTCAGATGCATGATGAGGTTATACTTACAGTTAAGAAAGGTCACAGGGATGAGGTGACTAAGTTATTAAAGGATGCTATACAGTTAACAAACAAGCAGCTCAAACTAAACAGAGATTTAGACATTGACGTACAGTTTGGTAACAGCTATGCAGAAATACACTAAAACTATTTATATGAAGATATGGGAGACCGAGTTATTTGCACTTAACTTTAAGACAGGTGAACTGGAGGGGGTCATTACAGAGACGTTCTTTGGAGGTGAAACCTTAGTAGAGGCTCAGCAGAATCTAAACAAGTCTAACAAACCCTACCTAAGGCTTACGGGTGACTGGTATAATGGTGGGTCAAAGAGTCCAGAGGTGGATGAGAATTGGCTTGAGGGTAAGATTGATGAGAGTATAGACAGGATTAAGAAGGACTGGGAGGAGAAGGAGATGGACTTTGAGATACACTGGACACCTTTCAAACCTGAGGATGCTGATGATGAGGCTAAACAACGTAAAAATATAGAGAAGTTGGTTACAGAGATGTCTATAGACGACTTTATAGACTGGTTGGATGAGCAAGATAAGGAGTACTTATTAAAGCTATTAAAGACACTAGACAGTATAGGTAACCTTGATGCCTACATTAAAACTATTGAGGGGCACTTAACACACAAGTATGGCGGTAGTAAAGAAAACGATGAGGAAGACCTCAAATAAGAAGACTAAGAGGGGTTATAACAGGCAGACTAATGCTAAGGCGGTCAAGAGTAGCGGTAACATCTTCAAGTCTGGTCTAGAGCTAGAGATGAATGATGAGCTAGTGGCAGCTGGTATTAAGTTCTCATACGAGGGTCAGAAGTTTACAATCGATGAAGGGTTCAAGTACACAGGAATCTCATTCGAGAAGTTTATGAACGGCAAGGGTGATTTTAAGGATAGGGGTAAGAAGACATTTAGAGATGCAATCTACACACCAGACTTCACCAACCCCGTAGCAGAAGACCTGCAGTGGGTTATAGAGACAAAGGGTAGGGTTATGCCAGACTTCTCTAGAACTTGGAGACTGTTCAAGAAGCAGATGAGCAGCCTAGAGCAGGAGGTGCTACTCTTTGTACCTAGGAATAAAAAAGACTGTAAGAAGGTAATTGAAATTTTAATACAAGAAGGATATGGACAAGAATAAAGCCGTTAGTATAAATGGTATAACAAACAGCCTACACGATGGGGTTGATGATATCTACGAGAGCCTCATGGATGGGGAGTTCAAAGAGGTATCGGTATTGATTGACGCTATGGTAGAGTCTCTAAAACATTTAAAATCAAATCTAATAAAGGATGAAGTTTAAAAAACTAACAGCAGATAACAGGAATCTTATAGCCAAGCTGTACGACCCTACATACAGAGAGAACAATAAGGCTCTCACAAGAGATGAGGTTCAAGACACACTGTCTGAATACTTTAACGTATCCAAGCGTACAATCAGGGTTTGGGCTAACAAGCTAGGGCTCGGTCTAATGGCTTCAAATATAGTCAACCCTGCTAAGATACTTATATACGATATAGAGACCTCTAGAGTGTCCGCTAAGCTGTTCTGGACAGGTAAGACGTACATCAACTACAAGCAGATTAGGGGTGAGCCTACTATAATATCCGTCTCTTGGAAGTGGCTAGGGGAGGACAAGGTTCACCATCTTAAGTGGGACATGAAGACCCACACCGACGAGCAGCTTATGAAGGACTTCTTAAAGGTATACAACACAGCTGATATGGTGGTGGGGTATAACAACAAGAACTTCGACGATAGGTGGATAAATGCTAGGGCTATGAAGTACAACCTATTCGTTAATGTACACGTCAAGTCGTTTGACATTATCAAGCAGTCTAAGAGGCTGTTCAGATTACTGAGCTACTCGATGGCATTCCTAGCAGACTATATAGGGGTCACCCTTAAACAGTCTCATGAAGGTATCCTGATGTGGGATATGATTGAGGATGGTACACCTGAGCAGCAGGCTGAGTATATCCAGAAGATGATAGACTACAACGTGGGTGACATCATCACAACAGAGGAGATATACCTAAAGATTAGGAAGTACATGGGACACGTTGTGCATGTAGGTGCGTTTGAGGGTGGTGAGAAGTATAGCTGTCCACACTGTGGTGGCACTGATGTATCACTCTTCAAGGCTATCAGAACTGCGTCGGGTACACTGCAGTACATTATGAAGTGTAATGTAGATGACGTTCAGTTCAAGATATCTCACAGGGAGTACAACAGGTATCTCCAAGACCTAATAGATAACTTTAATAACCCACAGGATGAGTAGATATAAAGAATGGCTGTACGAGAGGTGCGGCACTAAGAGGTACTTAGACAGCAGCTCTAAGACCATCTTCATGCCAGATTCTGTAGACCCCACAGACTACGCCCAAGTCATTAGAGATTTAGTGAGCGAGGGTTGGGTAGTTAAAGTAGAGGAGTAATAAACTAATATAAATTTAATATAATATGAGAGTACTAAAGAAATTAAAAGAGGATAGGT